GAATTACTTGAATCACCGTGAGCGAAGAACCACAGACCACGAGTGAAATCATAGTCTTCAGCGTAGTTTCTCGAACCTACTTTCAGACTTGTGAACTCTTCTTTGATACCATTCACTGTCTGTTCAACATAAGAGCGATCTGCTTTGCTATTTGCTACGTTGGTTAAGTCAGAAATGGCTTTCTCAGTAGTCTGCTCAAATCTGGATTGTGCGCCTTTAATTCCAACAAATTGGCTTTGCGTCTGAGCCTTGAAGTCATCGACCAACTTCTGGATATCAGCATCACTGGTCTTTAATCGGTCAGTGGTAGCTTTCAGACCTTGCATCTCGACTTCAATGCCATTGTATTGGGCTTTAAACTCTTCTACAATTTCATTCTTATTTGCTTGGTTTGCTGCTGCTATCTTCTCAGTGACTTGAGCTGAGATTTCCTCTTTGACTACTTCAGCTTGTGCTTTTGCTTGCTCAATGCCATCAGTGATCTCTTTCTCCAAGGCTCCTGCCTTGTCTTCGAAGGCCCTATTGGCATTGTCAACCAACACTTTCAATTTCTTGTAGTATTCATCATCCTCTTGAGTCTTTTGGACTGTATCAAGGATTTCAGATGCCACATCAGAAATTCCATTAGGACCTGACATGCCTCCACCGTGACCAGCTTTGTCATCAAATGTAAGAGAGATATACTCTTCTGAGAGAGCATCAAAGACATAGCCCACAGTTTTTTTCTTCAGCATGACATCATGTTTCAAGCTCATGATGGTCACTGTGTCACCAAGATGCACAGTTTGACCATCTAGCTCATAAGCTTCAACTTTGATCTGATCAGTGGACTTGTCAATGTCTCCATTCTTGAATTTGGCTTCACCCCATTTTCTCAATTCTTCCTCTGTAGTAAGATCATTGTTCTCATACTCAGCTTCATTGATGTAAGGGTAATTGCCAATGAGGGGGCTGTCCACAGTGACTTTCAGAACCGTGTCTTCTTCTGCTCCCTCTGGTTTGAATGTTGATTTCAGATGTAGTCTTGTGATGATGCTGGAACTGCTCTTATTCCGTTCATACTGCTTCAAATTTTGATGTGTGGTGATAACTACTCCACGATCAATCCCCCGACTTTTTGGAATGTCAATCAGGAAGTTGTCACGGATCATCTCACCTTCCCAAGCACCAACAATGGAATGCTTTCCGTCCATAAGGATCTTATAGAGCGTTTCATCTTCTGTAGTGTTGAAAGTTCTATTGTCCATGATGTTACTTGTGAAAGAGAACTTCCCAAGTGGTGTCTTGACTGCTGAAATCATAGCATTCAAGGCGATCTGACAAGTTGAATTTGAAACCTTGATAGGACGAACAGAGCGCTTGAAGATGTCTTCTGTGATGTGCTGGCAAGTCAGGTTCACTGTGTCATCTTGCTCGCTGATTTCCTTGATCCGGAATAGTTGCCGGCCAGTCACAGGAGTTGGGGCAATGATGAGCATGTCTTCCTGAAATTTTTTATAAATTTCAGTGTCAGTGATTGGATAGTCAACCTTGAGTGTGTAGCTCACATTGGTTACTTCTTCAACTTCTGCTTTTGTAGCCTCATGGAGTGGCTGGCCATTCCATTTTACTGTTTGAACATTTCTGTCTAATAGATATAGAATTATAACCACCCCCAATTGGTTTCAAAAATAAGTGATTGAATACCTGGCCCCAAAACCACACCAACAGTCTTCTGAGATTGGTTAGCGTCAATTGTGATAAAATCTCCTGACCACTTCACCAGATTCCCTTTCTTGTCAAGGAAACTTGGATTCTGTGGATCATTCACCATTACAGCGCTCTCCGATAGTTGTTCAAGCTTGATGGTTTGTTTTCCAATCGTGAAGCTGGTCTCAGATGAGCTGTTTCCTCTAATTATGATTTTAGGGAACGCAAGCGAGCTACCTTGCAGCCTGAGAACACCATTTGAAGTGAGAGTTTGAACATCGTTGTTCTTCATGTATTTTGTAGGGTGACAAATGAATGTCACCTCTAAAGAATACATTTTAGTTTTATCTCTCTGAGTGTCAGACACCTTTGTCTGATAACAGAACCATCTTGTGAGCTTGTTCTGTTGGTTCTCAAGCCAGAAGTTTCTTTTGGAAAGGAATTGGACGAATTCAAGGACTTGCAATTCTGTTGGGTTGATGAGTTGAAGAGTGTATTTCTTTTCAATCGCTTCTCTGTGAGGATTTGACTGAACGATATATCCACTAACTCCATCATGGCTCAACAGCTTATCCTTTGAGAGACCAACTTGAATTGTAGGACCTTCAAGCACAATCACATCAAATGGAAATGATGAAGTTCCAACTCCATCAATAATCAATTCATTGTACTTTACCATGCAGGCGCTCCTCTCAATTCTTTCTGTCTTCTCAATTCAGCAGCTATCTTCTGAGATACCTTATTGGCGATCTTCTCAATGTCAGCTTCTTCTCTGATGATATTGTCAGAGATGTTGATGTTGATTACGGTTCCTTGTGGGTCCATTGTTTGGGCGATGCCACGGCCAATGGCGCTCAAGTTACGTTCATTCAGTGGTAGGACTGCTTCTTTTCCAGCTTCACCGCCAACCATGAGGCTATTCCCGTTCATGCCAAATGCTGTGGGCTTGGTTAAGATCCCACCTTTGGCATACCAGTCAATTCCGATACTTGGAATTCCCTTACCTTTCAGCCAGTCCATTGGGTTCAGTGACCCGCTGGCCTTAAAGTGAGGTAGTGGGATATGTGGCCACTTGAATTGGAAATTGAAGAAACCTTTAATTCCGTCAATGGCTCTTCCTACAAGATCTTTTGCTCCATTGATAGCTGTGTCAATTGTGTCTTTGATCCCATTCCAAATGCTTGAAGCGGTTGAGCTGATATCATTCCAAACTCCTGAAATTGTGCTAGAAATCCCATTGAATACAGTTGAAACTGTTCCTGTGATTCCATCCCAAATCCCAGATAGAGTTGAGCTGATCCCGTTCCAAACAGTTGAAGCCGTACCGGAAATTGTGTCCCAAATTCCAGATAAGATTTGAGCCATTGCATTGAATACAGATTCACAGATACTTTTGATCCCGTTCCAGATATTTTCACCAATGCCCTTGATGGTCTCCCAAGCCCCAGACCAGTCCCCGTTGATGATCTGCATCACAGTCTTGATGATGCCTAAAACCACGTTGATGGCTGTTTCAACAACAGTTTTGATGGTGTCCCATACTGTAGAAACAATGGTTGAAATATTGTTCCAAGCAGTCTCAATGAATGGTCCAAGAACATTCATGACTGTCGTTACTACTGCTGAAATGGCATTCCAGACGGTCTCTGCTGTCTGTCTGATCAGTTGTTGATTATCATTCCACCATGTTGTCAATGTCCCCCAAATCTCCATAACAAAGCTTGAAATGGCTTGGACAACAGTGTTGATGACTGACATGATAGCATTCCAGACTGTTTCAACAGCGGTCCTGAATCCCTCATTGGTTTCCCACAAGTGCTTGATAACCAAGACTATTCCTGTGACTGCTGCAATAACAGCGGCTATCACTCCAATGATTGGCAATGCAGCAGCTATCAGCCCTCCTATACTTGCTCCTACAGCAACAGCAGCCGCCTGAAGGGCGAGGAAGATTGGGGCAAGTACACCGGCCACTGTTACAATTGTTCCAAAGACTACAACAAAGTTTTTGATGGGCCCAGGTAAGTTGTTGATCCATTCTGCCACTTTCTTGAAGACATCCACAATGATGTCAAGGGCGGGAGCGAATGTTTCAGCGATTGCTCCACCGACCTCAGCCATGACAATTTTCAAGCCATTTTGTGCTGTCGTGAATTTATCAATAGGATCTAGAGTGCTTTCATAAGTTTGTGAAACTAACCCTGCTGACTCTTTAGATGTTTTTCCAAGTTCATCAAAGCTCAAAGCTCCACGCTTGATGGCATCGACCATTTGAGGAGCCTTTTTGGCACCAAAGATCTCCATAGCGATCCCCATTGCTTCAGTCTCTGATTTACTGTTCTTGATTGCTTCAATGGTCTCTTTGAGACCTTCTTTCATGGTCTTTCCTTGCTTGGTGTAGACCCCTGCTGCCTTTGTCATTCCTGACAATGCTGCTGATGAATCAACCCCATGCTGTTCAAGTTGACCAATCAATGTGACAGCTTCATCAAATTCAAGACCAAGCATCTTGATTTGTGGCGCTCCATCTGTTGCTTTCTTCATCAAGTCATCAACAGAAACCCCTGTGGATTGTGCCACATAAGTGGTGCTATCCAGTACATCAGATAGGTAATCAACAGAATATCCGTAGGCTTCCAAGGCTTGCTTGGACTGAATTGTTGCATTCGTGATGTCAGATCCGTTGATTTCTGCAAACTTGAGCATGTCAACAGATGTGGTTTTGAGCGCATCCCCTGTTAGGCCGAATTGGGTGTTAACTTCACCGACTGCATTCCCGATTTTGCTGAAATCAGTAGGCATTTCAGTGGCTATGCCATTGGCAATTCCTTGCATCTGCTCAAGGGACTTTCCACTTGCACCAGTCTTGGTGACAATAGTGTCCATTCCTTCATCAATTTCCCGGAACGCATCTAGAGCGCTCTTTCCAAAATCAACCAACTTTTGACTGATTTCAGATAGCTTCTCAGAGAATTGGTTCAGTAACTCAGCTTTCAGAAGCTTGTTTGTCTCTTCAAGACCGCTACTAGCTTTCTTCCCTGACTCACCAAGATTCTCCATTTCATTGGAAAGCCCGTTGAAGGCAGCCTTGGACTCATTCAGTTGAGTTTCTAGCTTATTGACTTCTGTCGAGTTCTCGCCATACTCTTGTTTTGCAAGAGCAAGCTGTTTCTCAAGATTCTCAACCTGTTGGGCGACAATCTCGCTTTGCTTCCCAATTTTCTGTTCAGCAAGTGCCAGCTTATCTGCTTCACTAGCATTGGAACCCATTTGGCTTTCTTGCAGCTTGAATGAGCTGACAACTTTGTCACCTTCACTTGCAAGGCGCTGTTGCTCGTTTTGAAGCTCTTTCAGTTGTTCACGGTTGGACTTGGTAGCATTCCCATTTCCATCTAATGCCTTATTTACATTCTCAAGCTTATTCTCATAGCCCTTCAGGATGTTCTCTGTCTGGACCACTTCCCGTTGAAATGCACGGTATTGATCAGCTCCAATGTCACCACTTTTGAATTGAGCTTCAACTTGTGCTTGTGCCTGTCTCAATGTTTCCAGTTTTTCCTTGGTAGTTGAGACTTGCTTTTGAAGGACTTCTTGCTTTTGAGCCAATAGGGTCACGTTCCCTGTGTCAAATTTCAGAGCCTTGTCAATGCTCTTCAATTCTTTTGCTGCCTCCATTGAGGCAGAATTTACTTTTTTCAGGGCGTTTTGAAGAGGCTGTGTATCACCGCCAATTTCAATTTTTATCCCTTTAATATTACCGGCCATATTTCCTCCTTTCACATAAAAATATAAAGAGCGCCTAAAGGATTCTTGTGATCAATTGTCCATCTATTTGATGAACTTGACCTCAGATTCTTCCTCTCAGCACTCTATTTCAGACTAGAATGAGTCAAAATCTGACTGTGTGGCCTTGCGTGTTTCTGATTTATTTTCAGTACGCAAATTCACATAATCTGTTTGATAATCCAGAGCCATTCCAATTGAAATGTGCTTCAGATCATCAATTGTAAGCCCAGTTTCTTTACAGCAAGAAAGATAAGATTCTACTGTAAAGATTTCATCACTGGCTGATTCTGACTCATCTGGTTTTTTTTTGATGTCATCGTATCATTGATCATTTCCATTAGAATTGGAGCAATGTCCTGCAAAGGAAATTCTTCCATTTCCATGAAAAATTGTTCATAAGGCTTGATGTGTGGGTTCCCTGATTTGGTGAACACCCAAAACAAGCGATTGAAGAAGGTCATGTCAAAATTAGCCAACATGTTGATGTCAACTTCATTGTTGCCATTCTCAGCCATTTGCATGATATTCTGGTTTGAGATCATTCCAAATAGATCTTGGAAGAAATCTTTCCCAAACTCACTCTTATAAGCGATAGGAGTGTAAGCATTGGTTGCAAGCTCATACTCCTTTTCACTAATGGTCACACTCTTACGCATTTAAGGCCTCCTTAATTACAAAGCTTGATTAGGTTCATAGACCTTTTCAAACCATTTCTTATAAACTTCTTGATCATCCGCTGATGTGATGGAACGTTTCACAACTTGGTCACCGGGACGAGGGCTGGCATTGAAGCTCAATTCACGTTCATTCACGTTGGTTCCGTTCTTGGTAGCTGATCCGCTCGATGGGCGACTTGCTGAACAGTAATACATGACATGGCGTGTCTTGTTAGCATCGCCAGCAAATTCAAACATAAGTGCAAAGTTGGTTGTCTTCGCATCTGCTTTTTCTGTGACCACTCCTGTTGTAGAGTCTTTGATGTCGCCCAAAATTTTTGTTGCGAATGCTTCAATGATGTGTGGGACTTTGAATTTACCTTCGTAACCTTCGTTTGAGTTGACGAAGTAATAATCAATGTTATCAGCTTTCACTGATCCTGAATCCCCTTTAGGGTCCAGCGTCAATTCCATCGCTCCAGGGAAGCGGAATACTTGACCATAAGTGATCACTCCTGCTTCACTGATTGATTGGATTGGTGCCACATGGACATTTTCAAGTCCAAATGTAACTTTGTTTTCAGTCATTTCTTTCCTCCTCAATATAGATAGACTTCATAAGACTTCACAAACAGTCTTTCTGATTCAATAAAATTCTCTTCTTGAACATCATAAAAGAGCTTGTGGTCATTCCACAGCTCTTCCAATCGTTCTTCTAGCTCCTCATCTTTTCGTTCAAATGCCAATTCTACAGTGACAGCACGGATCATGTATGATGCTTGATTGTCTGTTCCTGTGATAGATGGCAAGCTTTCAAAATAGACAAGGTAAGGCAGCGTGGGGACATTTCCTTCCCTGAATGCCTTGTAAGTGACTGGCAAGCCAGCCTGTTCCAAAATATCTGCAAACTCTGACAGCTTCATCTTCCAAGCTCCTTCAATTTCTTTTCAAAATTCTCAATAGCGTGATCTTCTGCCGGCTTGATGTGTACGATGCCGGAAACCCGTCCCCCGTTCCTCTTTAAGTGGCCAAATTCAAGCAAATGTGGGAGACGATAATTTGTGTTATGAACTACAAAATTACCTTTCCCCATTTTTGTTTTTTTCCAGGATTTGGCATACTTACCACCTTTTGCCCTTGGACTTTTTGGACTTGTGGTTTTTAATTCTTGGACGGCCTCTTCTGCTGTTTCTTCTGCTATCTTATCCACTTCTTCTTCAACTTCCGTGGAATACTCTGCTAATGCTTTAGCAATTTGACTGGCTAGATCTTGGCTCATGTCATCTTCTCCACTAAAGTCAATTCAAGGATGTTGAGGTTGATTGGATATGTCTTCAAAATCCGGTATTCCTTACCGCCAAATTCAGCAAACTCCTGATTGTCGTATTCAAAACTGTGAATATCAACAATCAGATTTGGACGAATGCCAGCCTGATTGGCTTGGTAGAATTCGGACCGTGTAATAGATTTCTTTTTACAAAAAATTGTAGTCTTTACTTTCTCAGTCAGATCTTGCTTGAGCTTGTCCTTGCCTGTAATTTTAAAACCTATCAATGTGATTTCATCATTCCACATCTCACACCTCTTTCTTGGAAGAGATTTGCAGATTGTGCAAGCGCCATTGAAGGTGGCGTGGTAGATCAACACCACCTTCATAGCGATAGGCAGCAAAGTCAACAATGAACATTTCATGGTCAGCACGATCTGGAACCAATTCAACACCCAGATTGTTTGTTAATTCGCTGATGACGCTTGAGACAATCTTCTCCAGTGTTTTATCTCGCAAATTTGAAGCAATTCCTAATTTAATTTTAAGTAATTCCACTAACTGACCAGTGTCCATGCTATTCTTCCTCTTTCTTGGTTGCTTTCTTGCGTTTTGGTTTTTCTTCAGTGGTTTCTTCTACTTCCTCAGTAGTTGCTTCCACTTCTTCAGAGGTTTCTTCTGCTTTCTCAGCAGTTTCTTCCACTTCTTCAGCAGCCTCTTCTACTTTCTTAGTAGCTTTCTTTATTACTTCATCAGTGATGAAGATTGAGCCTGCTGAGTTGAAGCCTGTCAAGAGTCCTTGAACAAACTCTTGATCAGGTTCATAGCCTTTGCGTGGAAATACATCATCAATTTTATATTCATGTTGTTCTGTGTCACGCATGTCCTTGAATGGACGGATTACTGTATAGGCCATGTGATACCTCCTTACGCTACAACATCAGTGTATGTGCCAAAGAATCCAGCAGATTCATCTACTTTCTTGACATCAAGACGTAGGAAAAGCCCAAGCAATTGGCCATAAATGTCATTGTTAATCCATTTAACTGATACTTGAAGACGGTCAAACAATTTAACGAATTCAGCAACATCTCCGATAAAGAACTTCATGTCACCTTCATTGCCAAATAGGGTGTCATCCACTGGATAAATAGTTTTGCCACCGAAAGAATAGCCTGTAGGGGATGTAACATCTGGTTGAAGCATGTATTTCCCATTTTTATCCTTGACCTTGTCAAGTGCTGCAAACATTGATTGAGTTACAACAATACTTGCTTTGTAGATTGATTTAAGTTTCTTGTTGTAGATGTCTTTGATTCCATCAAATCCAGCAGCATCTGCTGGAGTAGCTGTTTTGAGAACAGCAGTGATCAATGAAAGCTCAGTATTTTCACCTTGGTTGAACACTTCATCTTCTACGATAGACATGATGTCATAGTCTGCATCATCAATCATTTCTTGAGACACAGGAATGTATCCACGGTAAGTCTTAATTGAGTAGTCAATTTCACTGATGCTTGGTTTTCCAAGTTCTGGATTGGCTTTTAACTCATCAGTAGAAGCCATTTTGCCATCTGTCTTCTTGATAACTGGATATTTACCAGAACCACTATTTACTTGAACACGTTTAACAAGGTCCAATAGTGGATTGCGTGTTTTTTCAAGGAAGTGAGGTTCTAACACTTCAGTTGGGATCAAAGCAGCGCTTCCAGAGTCTGTTGTTTTAAGACCTACAATGTCACGAGTTTGACCAGTACGAATGAATTTAGCGATTGCGTCACGTTGTTCCAATTTCTTTCCTCCACGTTGCTCCTCATCTTTGAAAGTTGGGGCTTTTCGATTTTGTTCGTCCACTTGCTTTTGAAGTTCTTCAATCTCTTCTTCAAGTTTTGCTTTTTCTGCTTGTTTTTCTTCCAATTCTTTTTGGATTTCTTCAAGGCTCTTTTCAACCGTTGAAACTTCTTCTTCGGTTTCTGCACGGTCCAATTTTTCTGCTTCAATAGCAGAACGGTTGTTCAATTCTGTGATTGCTTCTTCCAATTCAACAACCTTGTTTGCTTTGGTGCGCATACGTGCGCCCAGAATCAATGCTTTGTTCATAGATTGTATTTCTCCTTAATTTTCATTTTGCGTTCATTTAACGCTTCAACATTGGCACGTTTTAGACATTCGAAATCTTTCTTCCGTGCAGCAATTTCAGTTTGTGGATAGGCCGGGAATGTGCAAGGGCTGACCTCAAAAATTTCAAGCTCTAGCACGGTATCAAGATAAGAACCATCTTCACGCTCAACAGTGTCCACCTTGATTGGCATAAATCCAAAACTGCATCCAACAATATCCCCACGCTGTACACGGGCATAGGCTCCCATAGCGTCAGGATCATTCCTGTTGATGATAATGTCACCATAAAGGCCTTTGTCATCAACTTTGAGACTCACTGTGCTGTTCCCTGTGCGCCCTAAAACTAGGTTATGGTCATGATTGAACAATGCACGGATGTCAGCATTCTTGATTGCTTCTTCCACTCCTGCACGTTTGATCACTTCAAAATAGCCTGGCCACAGCTCAGTTTCTTCATCGAACCGGATGAAGTAGCCACTCAGAATCAAGTCACCAGATTCTTGTTCTTCTCGTGTCTCAAATTGAGTAGCGATGTAGGAATTACGTTTCTTCACTGGCATTTCCTCCTTCCTTATTTAGTTTGTTCTGATTGCCTAACTCGCCTTGTGGCAGATAGTTTTCAAGAACGATGATTTCATCCATTTCAGGATCCGGAGTCATACCAACCCAATCTCTCCACTCGTTCCTACGCATTGCAGCGCTGTTTGTCATCTGTTGAGCAACAGTTGAAAGCTCTGTAATGTCGTAAGAATACAGTGAACGTGGATTGAATTTGAAGTAGCGTGTGGTTGAAGTCAGTAGGTCTCTTGTGAGCGTCTGAGTGATCGTTGTTGCGATGCTCATGATGGTAGTATTCACAAAGTTGTTGTATTCTTCTTTGTTGAAATCTCCCACCCCTAAAACAAAAGCCGGAACTCCTAACATCCCAGCTACTGTCTTCTTATCAATTTCTACTGACTCATTCAAAGCGATGTCATTCAAACTTAATGGCTTCACTTGTTGCACTTCCAGCAATGCTTCTGGAACAATCCAAGGTTCACCAGCTTGGCTTGTAGCCAGGTATTTTTTAGCAATTTTCTCACGACCTTCGATAGTCCCAAGCTCATCACTTGATGAATCGATCTTCACAATAAGGCTCGGAACGTTTTTCCCATTCATGAATCCTTTTTTTGTCTGTGTGGCCATGTTCAAATTACGCACAATATCTTTCAAGGCAAATCTAAAACCGGTCCCAATATAAGGCCGGTCTGGATCAGGATTGATAGCAAAGTGAACCACTTCATCTGGATTGAAATCAGTGTCTCTGAATTGGATCATGTATGTTAGATCATTACTCTTGAATGACACTTCTGACATTGGAAACGGTCTGAGATTACTGATGTAATCAGTCATTGGATCATATTCCACATGTAAGACAGAATTTCCATCGCCATATAGAAGTAAATCCCGGACAATCTTGAAGATCCATGATTTCCGTGTCATGTGGTCACAGGGGTTGATGTCAATCTTACGGGCTAACCCGTCCTTGATTCGTACATCACCGGATTCTGTATTCTCCATGAGCTGGATAGTCATATTTGAAACCATGTCAGCAATTTTATTGACAGCCATGATCACATCTGGATTTCTTGCCAGTGGAATGTAGCCATCACCGTCATACATGATGCCCAGATCTGAATTCCCAAAGCTTGTGAACATCGTCTGAGACTTTCCACGCTTGAATAATTTGTCAAAGATTCCCATATTTCTCACCTCCTTTCTATCTAATCAAAGTAAGCCATCACATTCTTATTCTTACCAAGGTTAGCAAGTGCCTGTATACAAGCAAAAACGCTCGCATCAAACATGTCAATTCTTGCTGTACCGCCATCACCATCTAACTTCTCATACTGGACAGCGTCATCCACTTTCTCAATAGCTCTGACATTGCTGACACAATACTCATAAGCATCCGAATGCACATAATAAAATTCTTTATTCTTCACTTTCAATTCAATTCTTCTGAATCCCTCTGATTTCAAATAGAATAGCTGAGGCTGGTCAATCATTTTGAATTTAGCTTGCTTCATTTTTAGCATGAACTCTCTACCAAATTTCCTGTCCATACCGACAGCAGCAATTTTGAAGCCTTTCTGTCGCATCTCTATGAACCATTTAACAATGTCATCATAGAGAACAGTTGGAGTGTTGCTCATGGTCAGCCAGCCATCTGATTGCCACCCAAATAGTGGAATGCCATCGTCATTGGCTTTCTTCTGAGCGTTGA